GAAGTACTTTAACACTAGCATGATTGGTGAAGTGCCTGATCATATCAGGAAGGCTAGAATGGGTCACTCTAAGAACTCTAAGACTGCTGAGGTTCACTATACTGTTATCGATTTAGAGCAGGCTAGAAGTCCAATGCAAGCTGAGAAAATATTGCAGAAATTATTGGGCTAGATATCGTCTATAATGTTTCTGCTATAGATGTATGTAGCCCCCCTTTTATTTTTTAGGGGTGGCTCGTCTTCAACTTCAACATTCTGATCAGACCAATCATCTTCAGGTAGGTCTTTATTTTTTTCCCTTAATTCATCAAATATCTTGCTAACTTCATAGTTGCCATCTCTTCGCATATCGTGGCAGTTAGGACACATAAAAGGCTTTAGACGTTTGTGCATACTCGGTGGCATTTCTTTTCCACATAATTTGCAATAATCAAAGGGATTTAAACTCATCTTCTAACCTTTGTTGCTCAAATCTATAATCATCGAAACATTTGTGTCCGCAAAACTTATCTTTTTTGGCATTGACAAGTCCTGCAAATCGCCAATCAAAAGCCTTACCGCAGTAGTCGCACTTATCCATCAGAGGAATTTGACTTATCTGTGGTCTTGTCGGTTTTTTCCATCGGCTCATTTTCACAAACTCCTGAACAGCAATCGATCATTACTTGAAACTGGCAAACTGAACATTGTTCAGCAGACCTTGTCATTATTGGTCGCCAAGCTGACTTGCATCGTGGACATACTTCCATCACTCACTCCTTTTGTATCTATAGCCATCTCTCGCAGAACCTTTTTTGTATTGATAATTTGAAGTTTTAATCACCTCAGATAGCGGTGATATGCCATAGTTTACAAAGGTAGGATTAATAATAACCCTACCCTCTTTATCACTGTCTCCATTGGGATGATCTTCAAACATCATTTCATCTTCAGCAGGAGCGACTTTTCTTTTCTTTAATTTTTTGCATATAAGCCTGATAGCACTACTGCCACTAGATCTCTCATATCGGCATTGACTGCAAGTTTTAGGGCTGTCTCTTCTTTGTTTTGCCTTCCTAAGAGGCTCACCGCATTGCACACAATTAGAAAATTTGTCATTGTCTTTTTCTACTTGCTCTTTAGTTCTGCGAAGAACTGGAATAGGTTTATTTGTCATTCTTTACCTTTTCTTCAAAAGATCCCCCAATCCCTGAATAGCCTGCAAGATCAATCCAACTATCAGTTTTTTGTGGAGAATAAATAAGTCTAGCTACTTTCAATAGGATCAGGCAGAGGATCACCTGATAGACAGTCACTTTTATTCCAAAAACGACTGACCATAACTCAGCAATCCTCTTATGGTTCTCATAGGCATCCCCGTAATCTTTTGCCCGATCACCATTAATCAACCCTATTGCAGTTTGTAAAATCTCTTCTCTCTTCATTTAGAAAGGGATTTCATCGTTTAATTCAGTAGAATTAGTTAGAGTTTGACCGCCTGCACTAACCTTTGTTGGGTCTGCTTTGACTAACTTGCCTGCAATCCAGTTGTCATTTTTCTGATAAACATTGGCATAAAATATTTCGCCATTAATGACTAACTTGCCATTATAGTCTGAGTGCCAATCCTCAGTTTTACGATCATTTTTATTTATGGAAATAGTTAACTCATCCACTCCATATTTAATCATTGGTTTATTATCCATTAAACTCTCCTTTTTTTACTTTGAATAATTCTTTAATTTTGTCGTCATGTGGTTTTTCTGTTTGATAAAGTGTTGTCAATTCTTTCATTGACTTTGTGTTATCAACTAATTTTTTAATCCTTATATATGGATCATTAAGATCGGGATCAGGATCAGGATCAGGATTAGGATCAGGGTTAGGCTCTAAGTCATCGTTGCTAGTCCAACCCATAGCACTGATACCATCGTTATCGGCAGTTGGTATAGAGAACGAACTCAGAATTGAATACCTACGAGCATAACTGACACTGCCGAAGAATTTATGTGGGTCATTATAATCTTTGCATTTTATAGGTGTTCTATCAGTTATTGTTTCCCCTGAACTGTGCATGATTATTGTTGATACAAAATACTCACCACTTTCAAAGTTTATGTTCTGAGTAAAAGTTAAATCAAAATCTACAGCTTTCCTGCAAACAGTTATGGCATCCTCTAATGAAGTGTAGGTTGAAACCTTATTGTTAGCTTTTTTGAAAAAACTATTCTCAGCCTTCTCTTCAGCAAAAGGTCTTGTCTTATGAAATGCTATAAGTGCCTTTGCTATTTGTGAGCCTGCCCCGATAGGCTTGGAGGAGGTGTTACCTATCGGAGCAGTATGATCTTCAGTTTTTGTGGGAGCATCTGAAGATCTTAATTTTGGTTTTGCGATTATATTTCCTATTGGTTGCATAATGTTATCCTCTTACTGTTATTTTTTGCGACTTTGACTTGTATGCCATGACCAAATGCTTCACTCGCATTTTTGGGTACTAGCTTTTTAATTTTGGCTTCGGCATCTTTAAATATTTCATTAGCCCCTAAGGTCTGAATATATTGCTCTGCAAAAGCCTTCCACTTAGGATCTGCCTGCATATCTACTGGCACTTTATCCTCTAAAGGGATTGGTATTTCTGCGGTAGGTATATCGGTTGGCTCTATGTCCATTTCGATACATCCCATAAACCACTTAGCCACGTTGATTAATTTTTCCTGAAAATCACGATCAATTTTAATCTCATGTAGGGATGGCTGATCACCGCCTTTAATAAAAGATAGCAAGCCATAAGGACATTTCTTGCCAGTGGTTTCTTCAACTAAATATGCGTTCCAGTGGATTTGAGGGCTGTAGTACCTGACTAAGCGAGGGATAACGTCTTTATATTCCTCATCTTTTTTAGGTCGCCCCATAGTAAATTTAGCATCAATGACTGCTAATTTATTCTTATAGCCTTTAACTACACCATCAACAGTACACCGCATAAATGGATGTTTCTTTCCATTAAATACTTTTTGGCGGTCAATTATGGGTAGGTCTAAATAATGCTCAGTCCACTCAAGATTAGCCTCTTCAGTGATATGCCCCATAATCACTGCCCAAACCATTGTCAGATCATCGGGTTGTATCTTGCCAGTCTTTTGCTGAAATAATTTTAAAATTCGCTCAGGATCACCTGAAGCTAAGGTGGTTATATCGCTACCACCTATAGTGCTTTGACGTTCAGATAAACTTTTTGTGTCTAATCCAAACCTCTCAAAAAATGGATATGCCATAGGTTATCTCCTCCTAATTCATAGAAGAGATTATACCTTATTGGCATATATTGCAATATATTTATTCTATATTGGATCTAGAACCCACTATTTTGTGGATAGCTATAATATCTGAATTTTTGAAAACTTCAGTATTGTCAGGATTTAAGGTTGACAATCTAAATTGCCTTTCACTGACCTCAGCTACTTTTCTTACAAGACCTATTGTGCGGTCGCCTGCCTTTATTTGCACCACGACAAAATCCTTTTCTTTTATCTGCAATGTCGGATCGACAAATAAAATTTCACCATAAAAATATCTTTGCTCCATATTATTGGATAGCATAAAGCAGGCATAAGCTGTTGAAACACCAATTAAATAGTCAGGTCTTGCACAATGGGTGAACATCTTTTTCTGCACCTGAAAGCCTTCCCCGCCATTAGGTAAGGGCAAGCCATACATAGGCAAGTCCTCTAGTGGTGGCATCTTATGCTCTACTGGTTTTTGGTATATTGGTGAAGCATTTGTAAATAATCGATCTTCATCTACACCGAAAAATTGTAATAATTTATCGAGATGGATACCTAATTTTCTATCGCCACGTTCCATTTTGCTATATTCAGATTGCCCAACTCCAATAGCCTCTGAGACTTCTTTTTGCTGTAGCCCTTTATTGTTTCTCAAAACATAAAGGTTGTTTGGAAACTTCATTGGATTATGTCCTTTTCCTTTTTATTCACGAGACAATGTTATCCATACCCTCGTGGCTTTAGTTAAATAGAATAAATTACCATAGGGTAAGAATATATAAATACAATATATTTTTTATTACCTTGTTAAATGTATTGACTTCAAGAACTTAATAGTTGTATAGGTATAATTATAGTGCAATATAAGTCGACTACAACATAAGGTTAACTGAAGTGAAATTATCGCAATATCTTGTTAAAAATGGAATATCTCAAAAAGAATTATCTGATCTGTTAAAAGTTTCGCAACCAACAATTCATAAGTGGCTTTATGGCAAATCTTTGCCTTCAGCTAAAAAAATGTTGGCAATTCACACCTTTACAAAAGGCAAAGTTAATCTTCAGGATTGGAAAATGTAATGGGAAAATTTTCAAGAGATAAAGGCTATCGGGTTGAAAATAATCTTAGGAAGCAGGCTTTGATGCACGATGATATTGAGTGCATAAGAGTTCCTTTAAGCGGTGGCGGAAGCATTAAATCAGACCTCATACTTAATAAAACTGGTGAAGAGAAGTGGCATTTGGAAGTCAAGTGCAGGGCAAATGGATTTAAATCTATCTATGATTGGTTTGAGGATAATGATGGTTTGGTGATTAAAGCCGATAATAAGAAGCCATTAATTGTTTTAGATTTTGATGATTTTTTGGAGTTAGTGGCTAGACGATGAAGGTTACTCTTTTAGATTATGAAATGGCTCAGGGGGCAAATACTGGTTCTCTTCGGCACATTGGAGCAATCAAGAGAGGCTACAAGAATAAGACGAAATTGAAGTCTAGTTGGAACAGTCACATTGAGGGTGCTTGCGGTGAGATAGCTGTGAGTAAGGCTATGGGAAAGTATTGGGGTGGCTCAATAAACACGTTTAAGGAAGGCGGGGATATTGATGGCACTGGTTGGGAAGTAAGGACACGAAGTAAACAAGGTTATGACTTAATTTTGCGGGATGATGACCCTAAAGATAGAATTTATTTCCTCGTAGTGGGAGTGTGTCCAACCTATGAGATTAAGGGTTGGATTAAGGGTGGCGAAGGTATGTTAGATAGGTTCGTCAATGACTATGGAGACTATGGAAAGGCATATTTTGTGCCTGAAAGTTTCCTCAACAAAATAACAGAAATGGAGGGTTATATATGAGCATGAAAGCATTTTCGTGGGCAATGTCTCAGCAGGTAGGAGATCCTACAACTAAGTTGGTGTTGCTTATTATTTGTGATCATTTTAATGATAGTAGAGGGTTTGCTTATCCCTCTCAGGAAAGACTAGCTGTATTTGCAGAGTGTTCTGAAAGGACAGTTAGAAGGCACATAAAAAGTTTATTAGATATGGGATTTATTGAGGTCGTTGCCACACCAAATTTGGCAAATAAATACTCAATTCCTGCCCTAAAAATGGAGAGGACAAAATGTCCTCCTGAAGAAATGGGGAGGACAAATCGTGCAGTTGGAGAGGACAAGGCTGACCTCCGATCCCTTAATAACCCTTATCTTATATCTAATAAATTAGATATAAGCGACAATTCCACAAAAACTTATGGAGATTTGGTTTATCAAGATCATCTACAGTGGCTTGCAAAACAAGATTGCGGGATTAAATATCCACGACCTTTTTTGAGTAAGTTGAGAGAAATTATTAAGGGTAAATCGGGTATCTCTAATGAGAAGGTTTACGAACATCTTCATAATTTGTTTTTGGAAGTGCAGGAAAATCCAAAAGGTGATTTGCAGAGTTATTTGATGAAGTCTGCTCAGTCGATTAATGAGAGGATGAATAAGCCGAAGGAATTATCTGAAAAGCAAATAGGATATATTCAGAGTGTCATAGATCAGGTTTATAAGAAAAAAGATACTCCGAGTTTTGCAGGTACTGATTTTAATAAGCTGAGGGAGCGATGCGAGAAGGCAATGCTTGAGGGCAAGATGCAATCTATTTTGGATGAGTATAACATTCGATGAGAAAGAAGAAAGTACCAAAAGAGGAAAGAGTTTTACCAACTCCTGAGTTTCTCAAGAAGCATGAAGTTGTTGAGAAGGAGACTAAGAGAGCGGGTGAGAAGTTGTTATATGTTACTGATCAGTTGTGGATTGATACTTATTTTAAGAAGGGTGTGATTAGTTATGATCAGTATCAGACTGCTCAGAGGTTATTGGGTTTATATATGGCTTCAGGGCGAAATCAGAGGCTTACA